GATGTCTATCATTAAATCGGCCATGCTGCAAGTATAACACAGAGCAGCTTGGGCCGCAAGAGATAGTTTAGCCGATGACCCAGGTAATTGGTTGACTGCCATCTACATAGTTTGTTAATTCTAGTATTTTGGCATCCATTTGAGCTTGTGCTTCGCTCTTCATTGCTGCACCGTTCAAGCTGCCGCCGCCTTGTGGGCCGGCAATTGTGGCAAATTTTTCACGAGCTTCGCCAATGATCATTTTGCAAACAGCAGTCATGTAGTCTTTGATCCATTGCTGGATTTGATAATCTTGCAACAGGTTCACTTCTGGCTTGAGTTGATATACCCATATCAGCACTTGTTCTCCAGAACCTTTGGGATCTCTGATCAGTTGTAGTTTTTTGGTCACTGGGTTCCAGGTGTAGTTCATGTAGCCGCCAAACATACGTGCAGCCAGTTCCACATACTGTGAGTAGAAGTCATAGGTGGCCAGACCGCCACTGACGTTGAAATTCATGAGATACACATTCATGCTGGCCTGTGCAAATGGATCAAAGTTACTTGCAAACGGGCCGCTGGAGTCACCAAACGTTCGACGAAATATCTGACGCACACTCACAACTTCCTGGGGCAAGGTGTAGATGTTCATGTCCCGAATCAGTTCCATGAAAATGTAGGCTTCTTCATAGGCATAGTTGGCTCGTTGACGGTACACACCAATGGTGCGTTGATACGCTGCTTCGTAGTGAGCCGGGTCCAGCTCAAGATCAATGATCTGATCGCCCAGCATTAATTTGCAATAATCTATTAGATTTTGTTTTAGCTCGGGCAGTGTATTTTCTGACATAAGGAACTCCGTTGCTGTATTTACCAGTTACGTCACTACCAAGCCTTGAGCACCACTAGGTTTTCAGTTCCGCGACCGTTGAACTGTGTCTCTGTGGTGGTTAGATCTTTGTAGATTTTTCTAGCAGCTGGTTTGCCTGCGGCCTGCATGGCCTTTACAATGTCAGCTGGTTTACGCACAGTTTTCTGCACACTTTCTGCGGTACTAAAACCAATGATGCTGTTGCTCTTGATTGTGAATGTGCCCACATGCGAGTCTGCTATCACATGGATCAGTTTGCGCTTTTTGCTGTCATACAGCCAGGCTTCGCTCTTGTCCACCAGGTTTGCAGGAGCAAGCCCTTTGATTTTGAGATCTGCAATTTCTGCCTGAAACTTGAACTTGGCTGCACGTTTTTCTGGGCTAATGGCCTTGGCCATGCGTGGCTTGCGGTCAACTTTCTTGATCTGCACGTATGCACCGCAGTCGTTGATCACTGCTTCGCAAAACTTCACAATGCCCCGCATTTGAATCTTGCTAAAGTTGCTGTAGCCTTCTGCCAACTGAGCGTCTTTGCCGCCAATCACTGTTTCAAATTCTGCGAGCTTGCGTTTCCAGTTCACAGCAATTTCATTCACCATTTGTGGTGCTACATTTTTGCCACGGATAATGGTAATAGGTTTGATGTCTGCGCTCATCTTGGCACCAGACTCAACAAACTCGTCAAACAGGCCTTCAAGCTCGCCGGCACACTCACTGAGTTTTTCTCGTAGTCGATCCTGGATGGTTTGTCTAGCAGGTGCTGTGTCTGTTTTTTCCTCCGCTGCCTGGACCTTGGTGCCCAGAGCTGCTGCCAACATGTTGTCTAGACGCACCTGTTCTGCATCAGTTAGATCCAGGCCCACCATGCTCATGCGGCATAGCCAGCCAGCTGTCAACTGAATTGACGAGTCTGGAACACCGCGTAGCAGTCGCACATCGTTTTTGCGTCCGTGAGTTTCCAAATAGCTCACAATCATGTCTCTGGCATCTTTTTTGCCATAAAAGTAATTGTACCAGCTGAATGCTGTGGTCATTTGGCTGGTCCGATCATACACCGGCTGTACACGCCAGGTGGGCTCATCGCCCATGAATTTGGTATCGGCGCTGCGTGGGTTTAACGGACGCACAGTGGCGCGAACTGGTTGAGCAGTGGTTTTCATGGTACTCCTTACTAATGCAGTAATTATAACACAAACGGAATTATTGGTCAACTGTTCCTGAACCTGCAAATTTACTATAAATACAACACTATGCCAAGACTTTCAATGTGGCGTCCCAATCGGACCCGAGATTACCAATACCTAGATAGAATCATCAGCGAACGCTACACTGTGGGCGGGCTAGACATCTACGTGCATCGCTACATGGGTCCGCAAACCGGTGGCGAAGATTCGGCGTTTTCTGGCAACGGAGATGCTACCCAACCAATTTATGATACACTGGATCCGTTGAATATTCAGGATCTCTTGCTGTTGGAAAATCGCGACAGAATTTACGATCAGGACATCTATGTCATGCGTGGTGTCTACAACCATCAGGACGTGGACTTTGATCTAAGCCAGTTTGGCTTGTTCCTAAACAATGACACCTTGTTCATCACATTCCACTACAACGACATGATTGATTCGTTTGGGCGCAAGCTCATGAACGGTGACGTGCTGGAAGTGCCCAATCTTAAAGATTATCATCCCTTGAACAACGAGATTCCGCAGCCCTTGCCCAGATACTATGTGGTGCAAGATGCTGACTATGCCACAGAAGGCATGAGCCAAACTTGGTTGCCACACATCTGGCGTGTGAAAGCAACACCAATGACCAACAACCAAGAGTTCAAGGACATACTGAAAAAACCCGTGGTCACAGAACAGATCTGGGACAATGGCAACTACTATCCCACTGGCAGCATTGTGAATGCTGGTGATGTGTATTACCAGGCCCGAATCAATGTGCCAGCTGACGTAGCCATCACCAACACCACCTATTGGCAAGTGTACACTCCGCCCACACAAAGTGACGTGTTCAGTACCAGAACCAAAGACAACGAGCTCAATGATGCAATTCTGGCCCAGGCCGATGTTGAAGTGCCGCTGTCGGGCTATGACACCCAGAAGTTTTATATTCTTCCCACAGTTGATGGACAGCCTGCCAACCCTGTGGGTCTGACCACATCAAGTAGCACCACAGTTGACGGCACACAAGGTGGCGCCAATGTTACTCCTGTGGCCGATGGATACACTGTGGGCTATCTTACTGGTGATGGTATACCACCCAACGGATTGCCGGTCACAACCGGCGTGGCCTTTCCGTTAGTGGCTGTGGATGGCGATTATTGCCTGCGCCTGGATTATTTCCCCAATCGCTTGTTCCGCTACAGTGGTCGTCGCTGGGTCAAGATTGAGGACAAAGTGCGAACAGATCTAAACAACGGACCCACCAATGAAACTCAACGCTCAGGCTTTGTGAACAATACATACACTGTGCGCACCACCGACCTTGGCAATATTCCGAGCCGACAGAGCTTGAGTGACATACTCAAACCACGTGCAGACAATGGCGACCAAGGTGGATTCTTGCCACCCAACCCGCGGCCACCAGGAAAATAAGGAGAACCAAAATTCAAAGCTTCTTTTATGATGCGCAGATCCGTAGATTTCTGTTGCAGTTTACACGGATGATCAGCAATTTTCAAATTGAATATGGCAACGAAACTGATGGAGTAAACAAGGCTGCACTGATTCGTGTGCCAGTTCGCTACGGCGATGCCAGTCGCAATGCACAGGTGATCCTGCAGGAGAATTCAAGAAATTCAATGCCAGCCAGTCCCTTGATGACTTTTTATATTTCAAGTCTCACCTACGATCGCCCCAGAATGCAGGATCCAACCTTTGTGAGCAAGATCAATGTGCGTCAACGTACCTATGACACTGACACCGAAAGCTACGAAACCACACAAGGCAATGCGTTTTCAATTGAAAGACTAATGCCAGTGCCGTACAAGATGGGTATTAATCTGGACTTCTGGAGCAGCAACACCAATCAAAAGTTTCAGATGTTTGAACAAATTTCTACCCTGTTCAATCCCAGCTTGGAAATACAAAGCACAGACAACTACATTGACTGGACCAGTCTAACAGTGGTTGAACTAGAAGATATCACGTTCACATCAAGAAGCATACCAATGGGCGCAGACAATCCCATTGACATGATGACTTTCAAATTCAACATACCAATCTGGATCAGTTCTCCAGCCAAGGTCAAGAAACTGGGTGTGGTAGAACGTGTGATTGCCAGCATCTATGACGCACAAGGAGACTTGAACAATGCAGTATCTGACAACGACCTGTTGTTGGGCACCCGACAAGTGATTACTCCGTTCAACTGGGCTGTGGTCCTTATTGGCAACAAGGTACAATGCCTGCAACAGGTCAGCTTGCCCCAGGAACCAGGCAACGACACGCTGACTCCGCCAGAAATTGTGGCGGACAGCAATCTGTTGTGGGCTGCTGTGATTGGCACCTATGGTGTGTTGCGTCCAGGAATCAGTCAACTGCGACTGCTGCAAGAAGATGGCACAGAAGTGATTGGCACAATTGCACAGGACCCCAACGATGATCGCTTTGTGATCTTTGATGTGGACACTGACACAACACCGCAGAACACCCTTGATCCTATTGACGCTGTGATCAATCCCTTGGTAAGTGGACCGCAAGACGGCTTGGATTCTGCCATGGACGGACAGCGTTACTTGCTGACTGAAGCCACCGGTGATGAGAGCAATCTTGCTCCTGCTGTGGCCTGGCTGGGTGCAAATGGTCGACAACTGATAGCTGAAGCCAATGACATTATTCAGTATTCAAACAACTACTGGCGTGTGGCATTTAGATCTGCTGACGCAGCGGCCGGACAGTATGTTACCAACATGACCACTGGCATACAGTATGAGTGGAATGGTGACGCCTGGGTCAAAAGCTATCAAGGTGTCTATCCTGGCGGTGTCTGGAGTCTTGTGCTTTGAAAGCCGTGGGTGTTTGGTTCCGCAGCCGAGACACTGGTAGATATCTGTATCTCCTACGAAATGATGCCAAGCATCCCGGAGCCTGGGGCTTGCCTGGGGGCAAAATTGAAACTGGCGAAACCTTGCTGGGCGGCATGGAGCGTGAGTGCATAGAGGAACTGGGATTTTTTCCCACCTACCTGCGCTTGATGCCTTTGGAAAAGTTTACTTCAGCGGACCAGGCATTCGAATATCACACCTGGGTGTGTGTGATTGACACTGAATTCACACCCCGACTCAATCATGAACATCTTGGCTATGCCTGGCTTGACGCTGGCACCTGGCCTAAACCCATGCATCCAGGACTCTGGAGCACTATCAATCTCGAAGCTGTACAAAGCAAAATCCTGCTGGTTGAGCAGGATCTTGTGACACGTTAGGCTTGACTTTCCTGGAACTGTACCTGGATCTCTCCAGTTGGGGTCGTAGAAGTTGACAGTGCAGTAATCTGCACTGCCAGTACCTCTGGACCATTTGGATATGTTCCTGTTCCTGGAATACTGCTGGTACCAATCTGTTTGACAGTGCCCAAGTCCAACACACCTGAGTTGGTTGTGGAGATTGGAATCGCAAACAAACGTTCGCCTCCAGTCAACGCAGTGGTAATCGCTGCAATGGTCATGTTCAAGTCATTGGCAGTGGTTGCGCCACCAATCACATTGCCCAGGATCTTGATGGTATCTCCCACAGCGTATCCGTCACCAGCTGTTTGCACAGTGATCTGTGTGGTTGTGGTGCTATACGTTGTACCTGCTGCTGTCAACTGCACTGTGATTCTAGCATTGGCACCTGAACCAGACACGTTGATCGGAGTCAAGTTGGCAAATGTTCTGGCAGTGCTGAATGTTGCCTTCACACCTGAACGTGTCATACCGCCTGTGGTGTTGAACGGTGCTGATGTCAAACCACCTGTTGCTTCTACTGTGTAACGTGGAGCAGTTGAGAACTGTGTGAAGCTGGGCTGGAATCCGCCGCCTGCGTTGTTGAGTCCTGCCCAACTGGTGTTGGCTGAGTCAATGTTGTTGGGATTCAAAATACCTTCAATCAGGTATCGTCCAGCGGTGACCTGAACGTTCAAGTTGCTCAATGTCAACTGGGCGCGGTTGATAAGGTCACGCACTCCCAGGTCACCAATGATACCATTGCTCACACTGGGTGCCAGGCGCATGACAAACGCTGTTTGTTTGTCACCAACGTTGGCTGGAAAGCCATAGTTGGTACGGTTGAATGTAAACTGATAACCGGCGTCATCATCAAATCCGCCATCCATAACTACTGCACTACCCCAGTGGTTGACCAGTGGTATAGCAGTGTTAGAGATCAAGATAACACCTGTGTTGTCCGCATGCGAGGTCGGCGAGCTGGATGTATAGCTTCGGCTTTGGCCTTCAGCCCACTGTACAAATGTTGCGCCGCGTGTGCAACCTGTTAGATCATTGCCTGCCTTGCCTGAGTATTTGATAATTTCACTTTCAATCATCACAAACACAGGATATGTCACACTGGCTGATGGGTAATCAGTTGCGTCACGCAAAGTAATTGTGGTAACTGCATCGTTGATTGCACCGTTGAGACCAGACACTGGTGTTTCATTGATGGCTTCATAACGTGCTGGCAAGTTACCTGAACGCATGTAGGCTTCGTTGTTCAAGTTGTTGTTGGGTCTACGATGTGCCATGATAAACTTACCGTCTTGGCCACGAATCATCCACTGTACATAACCAGCACCGTACCAGGAGTATTCAATACCATACATCTGCATCTTGCTTGGGTCTAGAGTAAAGCCCGATGCACCTGTGCCGTTTAACGGGTCAATATTAAAGTCTGCCTGGCGCACACGAAGTTCGTTGCGCAGTGCTGTTCTCACACGATTTTGGTTGCTAATACCACGGAAAGCAGGCACTATTGTCATGCGGTTGTTGTCAATGATACTGGTAACAGTATGACTCATACCTTTGATCACCAGCAGGTCACCGTTGTTGAGTTGGTCCTGGAAGCGGCAACTGCCGTCACCAGTCACAAGGTTGGATCCTGCGCCAACTGACACTAGACCAGCAACCTGGAATGTGCTTGAACGTTGCACCGCATTCACTGTGATGCCGTTGTTTTCCCAGAACAAGCCGTTTTGATCATCAAAGATACCAGCACGTACACTTGCGCCGTGCCAGGCAGTAACATTCAATCGAGGTTGTTGTCCCAGCACAGGAGTTGTGCTTCCAAGCAAGGCTTGTGCCTCTACTGTGAAACTGGTGTCTGACAGGATAGAAGTCACAACATAATTAGATTGGTCGTAGCCAGATGTTGTAACTCCTGTAATGGTCACTGTGGCACCAGGATTCAAGCCGTTTTCAACGTCTGTGGTCACAGTGATATTACTTGCAATTGCTGTACCGTCTGCACTCACAGCAGTAATGTCATATGTTGGGGCCAGCACTGAACCAGTGGAGAACAAAATACCTTTACCAGATTGATAGCGGAAGTATTTCTTGGTAACACGGATTGCACTTGCGCCGCGAGTTGGGGTTCCTGGACCCATCAAAACACCACCATCAAATGGTCGCGGTACAAATGCCGCATTGCTTCGCACAAATGCCAGGCCTGAGATGGTGCCGCTGACCGCAGCACCAGTTTTGGCCTGATATGTAAATGTTGTTGTGCTGGGTACGCTGAGAATAGTAAATGACCCTTCAGCGTAAGGATAGTTGGTGCCGGCACTCAGATTCATCAAGATTGGGGTTCCTGGCACAAGACCGTGAGCATAATTTGTGGTCACAGTGATTGTGCTTGGGTCGTTGCCGTCACTTACAATACTTGCCACGTCAAAGTCAGCACCAGTGTATGGGAATGCCTGACGAATAATTGTGTCAGTTTGGTTCAGCGGATATCCAGCAGCCAAACTTGGACTACGACGTGGATAATAGAAGAAGTTGTTGGTATTTGCCTGGAATACCAGGCCAACACCTTCTGTGTTGGAATTGTTGGTATTTTGTGTGCTCACATACTCATTGGCGTCAAGTGGTGTGTCGCTTTGATTTACACCAACTTGTGGGATTGTGTTGGCACCTGTGGCATAGAACATACCAGTCATGCGAATCATTGGAGAGCCTGCACCAGCAGCAGTCAGTGCTGTGGTGTTGAATTCACCGCGTGTGATTGTTTGTGTGCCGTTGACCGCGTTACTGATCACTGTGTGTTGTACCAGCTCAACGTTGCCGCTGAGTTTTTGCAACACTGTGCCAGCAGCATACGAATTGGCAGCGGTGCTGTTGTACCAGCCGCGATTGAGTTGCAGTGTGGTTCCGTCAGTAACTGATTGGACCTGTGCTATTTCCAGGGTGCTAACAGGGAAAACAGAGTTGCCAATGGTGATATTACCTCCTGCACCATTGGTATTGTTGGTCTGACGAATAACTGTCAATGCATTGCCAGAAACGTTGGTAACTGCCATGGTTTCATAAACGTTTGCAGTATCTGTCAGCACAATGATATAGCTGCCGTCTACAATCAAGGGAGCGGCTGCCACGTTGGCAACGTTGACTGTGGTTGTTGCGGTACTGGTAATGTCGGCAACTGCTAGTGTAGTACCACCTGTGGTTGGGCGACCAATAATCAACACGTTGTCGCCGGCTGTGAAGCCACTTGATGTTCCTACCGAGAATGTTCGTTCTGCTGAGCTGTTGACATTGGCTGTGAGGTAGTTTGAGGTAAACGGAGTAACGTTGCCTTGTGTTTGACTCACAATCAAGGCATAGTCTGAGGCTACCCAGGCAGGGGTGCCAGGATTTTCCAGTTTGATTGATGTATCAACGTTGCTGGTGATCACATCATCGCCGGCCAACAAGCTCACATAACCGTTGGTGTTATAAACTATGTCTGCACCAATATCTTCGTAAAAACTTGGAATGTTGTTTGTGGTTGAAACGGCCTCCCACTTGGTGTTTTGCAAACCGTATTCAAAGTCAGCGTCAATTAGAGATTGTGGATTTGAAACACGTTCACGGCCAATGGCATCCATGCCAAAGTCCCAGGGTATGGTTCGTAGGTCACGGTCTTCAACATAGATTGCCAGCTTGTCATTGGCACTCAGTGTCTGTGTGTCCACATCCAGAGTTATTGTGGTCACACCAGCGTATGCTGCGGGGAAGGTGGCTGTGACGCCGGCTGCCCAGGCAATTGTGCCACCTAGTGTGGTATCTGCAAAGTTGTAGATATTGACGTTGGTTGTGGTGTCATAGATGGCCAGGATGTCAGCCAAGTTGTAGCGATCAGGTACCTTGACAGTACCTAGACCAGCTGTGCCTGGTGTGAATGAATACTCATATAAACGTTTTCTTGCCATCTCTTAAACTCCAAAAATAATTTGACCTGCTGTCAATCGGGCCTGTGTGTCTTGACCAAACTTGTTGTAACTGATTGCACCATTGGCAATCTTGCTGTTGGTCACTGTAGCATCGCTAGGTGTACCAGTATATAGCGTATCTCCAAATATCAACGCAAAGAACGGTGTGTTCAACACAGGTGCCACAGCAAAGCTGATTGTTGCACCAGTGATACTAAAGTCCACACCAGGATTTAGTGGTACACCGTTCAGCACCACCATCATGGCAAACGCAGTTGGTGGATTAAATGCTGTGCCACCCACAGTGATATTGAACAAGGTCTGGACACCGTTGAAGGTCAACGAATCCATTTTTCGATACTGTCCAATTTGCGGTGTAAAACCTACATAAGCCATAGTTGATCCTTAAATTCTTCCAACCACAATTTCAATTGTGCCGGCATCGCCGTTGAAATCTTCAACAGCTTTTCCAATCACAGTGCCCATGGCAGGGGTGGCACAGGCCTGTGCATGACCATTTCCAGCACTCACCATCATGTCACCCTTGCGCACAGTGCCCATGACCAGAGCAGGCACACGGCCTGTCAGTGCCAGGGCTGTGACATGTTCAGCTTCGAGTGTGCTATTCATCAGGTGCGCAGGATGAGTAGATACCACCCCTGCTACTCTTGAATCTGCTGGCTGTGTTGTCAAAGTAACTTCGTGTGTGCCACCAAAACTCAACACAGTACCTGGAGCGTACATCGCGTCAGCTGAATAATTTTCTGCCAAGTCAGCATATTGTGCTGATGTTGCCTTGGCAAACACAGTGTTGAACGCCACGGTTGATGTGCCAATATTGCCCACACCAGTTGTGTTGTTGTTGTTGATGTTGCCGCCACTGATGTTGCCAGTTGATACGGTTAAACTTGATCCAGCAATTGCTCCGCCAGTGACAGACCCGCTTACGCTGATGCTTGTGCCAGTCATTACGCCGCCAACAACTGATGCACCGGTTATTGTTCCTGTTACACTGACTGTGGTACCTGAGTGCAAGGTGGCGTTGACATTGGCTCCGCCTAGCACATTGCCGCCAGTGATGTTGCCAGTTGCACTGATCAGGCCAGCTGTCAACAAGTTACCACCACTCACGTTGGCCAGTGCTGTGACATTGCCTGCTGCCACATACAATGCATATGGATTGGTAATTGTCATGTTGGTGCCAGCTGCTGGAGCGGCTGCAATATACAATGTGGCTGCTGCTGTTGTGACTTGACTTGCATTGGCGCCAGCAATTGTGGGCTGTGCCAGCACATTGATGTGATTGCTTGCGGCTGTGCCTGCTGCCAGTGTGCTTGAGTCTGTGTAGGTGCTGGCCACTGATCTGATAGCAATACCTGTTGTGGTCCAACTTGGGTTGCTTGCTGCGCCAGTTACCACCAGCTGATCTGTTACCACGTTGCCTGTGGTAACAATGTTGCCTGTGCCTGTGACTTGACCTGCACCAAATATTATGTTGCCGCCAGTGATGTTGCCAGTTGTGGTAATTGCAGTGACCATGCTCAAACTGGATACCACGTTGCCACTCAAACTCAGCCCAACAGCATTCAAGTTGCCACCAATCACGTTGCCTGACGCACTAAACGTGGTGCCTGACACCAGACTAGTGATAATAGCATTGCCGCTCAACACATTGGCAATGCCGTTTGTGAGGTTGCCAGTTGCGCTTACTAAGCCAGCTGTGTTGATGTTGCCGCCAGTAATGTTACCCGTGGCACTGATTGTGCTTCCTGTGGTAATAGTACCGTTGGTAGCGAGATTTCCACCAGTGATTGTGCCAGTGGCACTTATCAATCCGCCTGCGCTGATTGCAGCAGCACTGATAATGTTTCCGCCGTTGACATTGCCTGTGGCAGTGACAACACCAGCTGTTGAAATGCTGCTTCCAGTAATTGCGCCACCTGTGATAGCACCAGTTACACTGACTGTGGTACCTGTGTGAGTTGTAGCATTGACATTTGCACCACCTAAGATGTTTCCACCTGTGATGTTGCCTGTGGCAGTGATTACTCCTGCTGTGGCAATGTTGCCGCCGGTTATGTTGCCAGTGGCGCTGATCAGGCCAGTTATGAATTCACCAGTTGTGGCATACACAGCCACGTTGGCTGTACCGCCAATGCCAATTGCAACGTTGCCACCTGAGCTGACAACTCGCACATTGCTAGTACCGTTTTGAATACTTGTGGCATCAATACCACTCAACTGACTGCCGTTGCCAAAGATGTAGCTTCCAGTGATGTTGCCTACAGCACTCATTGAGCTTCCTGCATTTACTGCACCAACGGCGCTGACTGAACCACCAGCAGTGACATCAGTTGTGGCTGCTACTGTGGTTCCTGCACTGACACCGGTGGCAGCACTAAAACTATCGCCATACACAGCACCAGTAGCACTCACTATGCCTGCTGTGCGTATGTTGCCGCCAACAACGTTGGCACCAGCACTTACTACTCCTGCTGTGTTGACATTGCCACCTGTGACATTGCCTGCGGCGCTGACACCGTTGGCTGTGCTGACGCTGCCGCCTGTTATTCCACCAAATGCTGAAAACAAGCCACCTGTCAGCAAGTTACCACCACTCACGTTGGCTGCACCTGTGATATTGCCTGTGGCACTCAAAATACCTGCTGTAGTGATGTTGCCACCAGTAATGTTGCC